AAAACCACCCGAAGGTGGTTTCTATCAAATAAAACTAACTAAGCTATTTCACAATTGGTTTGATGCCATGAATGGTTATTTCCATATGAAAAACTAATTTCACTTGGTACTAAAGTTCGTTCCTGATGATTTAATGACTCAATCATACTTCTTAGTTTGCCATCACCTTGAACATGCTCTTTATATAATGCACGAAGTAATAGCTCAGTAGGTTTACCAATTAAACCGCGATCAGCTTCCCAATGTCTAATACTAGTCTCACTGACTCCTAAAAGCCCAGCAAGATTCTTCTGTGACAAGTTTAGTTCTTTACGTAAAAAACGAATTTCCTCACCATTCAAGTCAGGCTTTTGCGTAATTAAGAACAACCCAATGGCATTATGAAGCTCATGAACAGATTCAATAGATACGAGTTCACCATAGTCTTCATCATTTTCAATTGTAAATCCATTGCGCAGCCAAATATTGCTCAGACCGCATTCTTCATAGTGATACATAATTTAGCCTACTCTCTAAATGTAGTGACTACTACTGAGAATTCACCGTTCTCGCTCTGCTTGATTGCAACAGCTGTTGTTATGTATTCGCCTGCAGTGCGAACAGAAACATTTAACTGGCAATCACCACGAGTATTTGGGTACGGCCCCTCAGTAATATCTCCATGCTCAAAACAGCAAATAATTTGCTTCATAGAGATACAGCGTTCTTTCATTCTTTCTTTTGCATGTGCAGTTAACTTGATTTTGCTAGTATCTCTAGCAAATGCTCTAAGTTTTTGTTTAGCTTCAGTTAATGTTAAACACATACAAGCAAACACCAAGGTTCTTGGAAAGAGTAAAAGAATGCTGAACCGTCAAATATTGACGGTAAGGTGATTATTCATCATTTGATAATCACGCGCAACACCTTAAAGGTAATTTTCTGTCAATCCAGATCAAGTATTTTGTAACATCGACTGCGTTATTTTGAGTCGCGTTTAAGAGCAACTGCTTAATTGTTTGACGTTTTGACCAAATTAGGCTTTTCAGTCCCTGGCAATACCTAATTTGGTCACTTACCTTTGCTTTTGGTTGATATCTTCTTATGGCACTCCTCCAAAAACAAATTATCCAACGCAAAAATACAGTCATTAAAAATATGAGCAGCCACTGGCAAATCATTATGCTCAGCATAGACATTGATAGCCTGCTGATCTAAAGATAACGGTATGCTTTGCTCATAACGTCTGGATCGACATATAGTGCTAAATGCCGAAAGAATTGAATCAGCCGCATACGAATATTCTGGCGGATCCGGAATACGGCCGCCTAAGAACTTGATTTGCTCGATTTCGTGCGGCGTTTTCGACGCATACGTTTTTTGGTATTTGTAGAGCTCCATGACTTTCCCAGAATTAAAGCCTTGTCCTTGTCTGCGTCTTCCTGAATCTTCTGGGCCTGTTCTTTAATGAATAGCCAGATTGAAATACCAATATCACCAAGATTAAGAAGCTTTGAGGCATTCTCAGGTGTATATGGCTTTTCGGACTCAACAGTTTTACCGTCTACGATTTCGGCAAATACCACACCTTTCCAGTCTTCGATTAAGTGGGCCGCGCATGCATCCATTAAAAGCTCGTGGTAAAGCTTGGCATCTTCATCTTTGACCATCACATCATAGCCTTTAGACGAGATCTGGTTTCCTGCCCGTTCAATAGCTACCTGAAAAGGCTTATAAGCGATACCACGGACTTTGAACTCAGCCTGTACATCGCCATCAGCACCCTTGTATTCACACCATTTTGATACGTCTGAGCTTTTAATAATTCCGACTTTTAAAGCCATAACAACCTCTAATTTTTAGAAATAAAAAAGCCCATGGGTTTCCATAGGCTTTGTTACTGAATAAGTTGATTACACAAGAGCACGTACAATCGTTGGACTGGTACGCACTTGGGCAAAATTGATATCTATTGTAATAATGTCATCGCCACCACCATCAGGGTGATTTGCTTCCTTAACTTCAAGTTGCGGGAAGTTAAACGAGTACTTACTGCCTTTGGTATCTGTAATATCGAAGGTCAATGTAAATACATCACGGGTTTTAATAGCATCAATCCAAGAAGCAGATGTTGCTGAAAACATGAAATTAGCATTTACGCCAATATCCATCATTTTCTCTAAGTAAAACTCAGGCGTGTACTTACCAGAACCGATACAACGGATCGCTTCCAGATTATTACTAAAGTTGATGGTAAGTGTCTGCAGACAAGCTTTACCCTGAATTGATTGACCATTAATAAGTAGCTTTTCAACATTTGGCATACTCACCAGAGGGCGAGTCGATGCTGGAATAGGATTTGTAACAGGATTAACCTGCTGTCGCGTAAATGAGCTACCTACTAAACCAAAGTTACCAGTGATTTTGCCTGTGGTCTGGATCGTCATTTCACCTGTATTCACTTGAATACCACGATAAATAAAGACTTGACCAATATCTTCAAAGACTTTTACCAAGGTAAGAGACTTACGTACTCCACCACCAAAACTTAAAGCATTTGCAGCCCAGTTATTGAAAGCGAGAACATTTAAGAATAAGTCAAAGGTACCTAGTGATAATTCAAACTCTAGTTGACCAGTTACTTCGGCTTCCGTTACAACAGCGCCTTGGCGAAAACGTGAATCAACTACTTCACTGCTATCTTCAGTAGTAACATTTTCAGTCAAACTATCAGTAACACGGCGAACGGTGTACCAGACTGGATTTGCAGGAGTTGTTCCTAAAACTGCTTCCTCACAAGCATATAATCGAATTTTTGCGCCTGAACTCATTTATGGTTCTCCAAAATTTAGGCAATAAAAAACCCGCTGTTTAAGCGGGTTATTAAAGTGTTTCGTCTGTTTCTGAGATTTCTGGCGGTTCCACGCCATTCATGGCTGCAGCAACTGCCTGAGATAAGTTAGTCGGCTGGAAATCCACTGGTGTTTCACTCAACGGCTCTTCAGGCTCTGGTTCAGGTTCTTCATGCAGACGGATATCAATCCAGCGGCCTTCTGGAATATCAAGTGGATTTTCGAGATCAGCTACAATGGCTGCCTTTTCCACATCAAACTTACGTTTATAAGTTTTAATAGAAAGATCACCATTTTCTAAGGTTGAATATTCAACTGCTACTACCGTATTACCGTTGGCATCCTTAGGTACTTCGATATACCAACCTTCCTGTGCAAAGCCTAAAGAGCCCTTAATCAGATAGTCACCAGTGCCTAATTTGTCAAAAGTGATCGGTTGCTTGGCAGCATCGTTATTTAGCTCAATATGACTTTGGAAAAGCTTAACGACTGGTGAAGCGGCTTTAATAAAACCATTTCCATCAGTTGTAGTATTTTGTGCAGTCAATAAATTAAACCAATTAGACCAAGTACCACTATTATTAAATCGATACTTCAGGGCAGAATATGAGGCAGCTTTCCCAAGCTGAAATGAATGACTTCCATTTGTATATAAACCCATTGAGCGTCGGGTACAGTGTAAAAAGAAACCATAAGGACCAATACTATTACCAGTATCATTTGTTAAAGTGTCATCTGTTCGAAAAAAACCATTATTAAGAGGAGCAACCATATCAGATACACGAGAACCTTCAGCCCCTATCCCCCAATCACCGACTCTTAGTGCTCGTCCCGGCGTAGGATCATATTGACTTGTTGTTGACGCTAGTACAGCAGCAGTTCCTAACCCCAAATTCATTCTAGCTGTCTGTGCATTATCAGCTCCTAATCCTCCCTGAGAAATTGATAAAGGGGTTGTAAGTCCCTTAAGCTCACTAATATCACTATTTACCCCACTTGCAGCTGCGCCTAGGTTAGCTCGTGCACCAGCCGCTGTAGTTGCCCCCGTTCCACCTTGAGAGATAGCTGCAGTACCAACTACTTGAGAAAAGTTGGGTGCCAGATTGGGAATACCTGACGCAAATGGCAACATAAACTGCCGCTTGCCCTGTGAGGCGTTATATGGGAATGGCCGGTGATCCCAACTAAATTTAAAAACAAGATTTGCCATTATGCTGTTACTCCGTCAATCACTTGGAAAGTCAAAGTTTCAGTGTGCTGTGTAGTGCCACTAACTACAGCTTTAATATCCATCTGACACAGCCCTAAAGGCCAAGTTGCAGTGCTTGCACTAGATTTAATGTTCAGCCACCCTTTCTGTGTGCTTTGGCTTAATGCAGTACAAGTTAATGTGGCCACAGTAGCACCATCAGCCAGAGCTTTAACCTGTGAAGTGAAGGTATAACCTGTAAGATCAATTGCACGGCGCACATCATCTGGTGGATATTGCAGGGCTTCATCCATATCAACTAGCTGAAGATTTAAGTTGAAAGTGTCACCACGCTTAAATACAAAATTGCTCATAAGTGATTCCTATAGACATAAAAAAACCACCGATGAGGTGGTAGTGATTAAGACATAAAGTACCTCTCAAAATGGAGGTCTCATAATTCAAATTAATTAATATCTAGGTTTATATCTCTTGTTTCCTCCACTCGTAATACAGTAGTGCCCACCTCTAGGACCCACGCAATAATCCACCACAGCACATGAACAATCACTATCGTAGTAGGTTTTTTTCTGTTTTCTTTCAGAATGATGAGGATGAGATTTTAAGGCCTGATAATTATTTGACGTGGTTGATCGAGACTTTTGTTTAAAACAGCCATCCGTTTCACATAATAGCTTTGTTGATAACCACTGAGGTGATGAGGAATTTAAGGAAATACGTGCCCAGTTTCCTTTCATCTCATAAATATCAACTTTTTCCCCACGTCCTAACTTTCCTACTACTTGACCGTTTGGTTTATCTCTAATATTTAAAGAATTAGTGTTGATATATTTTGATTCGATAACTTCCTCTACTGCACTCTGCGCATTTTCTGAGTCTGAAGTTTGTTTTGGAGAGTTATCATTGCCTGAACCAAAAATCCCTAAAGCTACTAATCCTGCGGCACCCCAGCCTAAAGTTGATTTTTTCATGTTTTACCATTTGTTATAAATTTCCATTACTGTAACAGAATGTAATCACAAATGATAATATGCTGAGGTCATTAAAAATAATCGCCTTGCAGTAGCTTTTTCTTGAACTCAAAGCTCATTATCTAAATCGACACTTACTCCAGTAACAACGTTATGTTTAGGCCCTCCGAGACTAACAACATTAGCCAAGCGTATATTCACATCAGAAACACATAGCTTGTTTTCAGATTGCCATTTGCTCAACTCAACAGACATAACATCTTCAAGATGCCGTTCCAGTTCTTGCCGTTTAATTTCGATTTCTTCTAAAGTCAGCATACATGACATATCAATTCACCTTGTACCCAATGCTCACATTATACTGAATGAAATCAGCATCTTTACCCGCATAAATAGATTGGCCATTCAAACATTCTAAGTGTTCGATTGTGAAATATTCAAAATGAGCAAGTAATGCATCACTCAATTTTGTGATTTCAATTATTCCTGAATTGGGACGTGCAAAGCATTGAATCATGATATTACCGGTACGGCGAGTACATGGCTTATCTGCAATGCCAGAATTAAAACTGGGACCACCTGCAATCGTTAAGCGGCACCAAACACCATCTTTAGGTACATTAAAGCCTGGAGCATTTGGATACTGTATTCTGTCCTGCGCAATACCAGTAAAGCTTTGCATACGATCAATAATAGCTTGCCTTGTTTGCTCTAAAGTCATTGCCATCTTAACCACCGTACTTTTGAGAAATAAAGTTAAACGTGAGGCCATAAATACCTTGTGGTGCTTGATCAGACCAGCCGTTTTCTAAGCGGGGTGCATAAGCTTTATTGTTCTGGATATAAACCAAATTGCCCAATTTAATCTTTACAGCTTGAATTGCTGCATCTTGAATTGGGTTTGTTTCAGGTTCACGCACGCCGAAATCAGCAGATCCAATCGAAACAATATGTGAAGCACGGTATGCTCCAGTATCAACAGGACTTAAATTAACTAAGGATTGCACGGTATCCATGACAATATTCTTTACATGTGCTTCTGCTGCTTTAGACACATCAAGACTAAAACTAGTCGGCTTTTTCCCCTTCCACCCCATGACTTTTAACCTCGCTTTCCTCATACATCTTAAAGAGATCCTGAGCGATCGCCTGAATTGAATAAGCTTCAAACTCAGAGCTCGGTTCTCGTTCACCCATGAGCTTTTTAATCTTTTGCCAGACATGAACAGCTTCATGTAAAAGCAATCCATACACTTCAATCTGATTTCTTTCTGAAGTATCACCAAGCTGAACAACTGCATATGCACCTTCGGAATAGAAATCAACCTGAGCTGCAGCCCCTTCAATAGACAAGAATTGATCGACCTTATTCATGTCCTCAAATAGCAAATCCATATGCAGTTGATTTCGAGCAAGCGTGTACTGCACATGTTGAAAAGGCGAGATATACCATTCAGGAACATAATCAGGATTAACCATTTTAGCCCCTACACTTTTCGAAGCTGACATTTCCAGATTGTACTGGCAGGATCTTGCTGAATATTAATAACTCTAAATGAACCTAGGACAGTTTCCCACTCATCATCAATTTTTGGAGTCATAGTTACTTCATTTTGAAGCACGGTCGCCTTCTTATCCGTTGCCAATACTCCAAGTGTTTGGATCTCATATTGACTGTAAGAGCCAAACAGAACACCACG